GGACTGACAACGAGGATGAGGTGTTAAGCGACACCCTGCGTATCATGCAGGACTTCGTCGCGGAGTTCACCGATGACCCTGACCGCGACTACACGATCACAGGCGCGGTGAGTGCTACGCGCTTCGTCGAGGCAAGGGATGACAAGGTCGCAGGTTGGCAGGCTACGGTCGTGTTTGAGTTGCCGTTCAGCCGCAATGTCTGCCAAATACCGACGACTTAAAACACGATTGCAGAATTGCATAGAAACAGGCACAACGATATTTACACTTAAAGAAAAAGACAATGAATTTAGGACAACAACTTGACGCGTTACTTGGTCGCGGAGTCGTCATGGAGTGCGTCACCGGCGCAGTCACCGGCAAGACGTATGATGCGCTCATCGTCAACGCATCGTGCAGCTTCACGACCTTGACAGGCGAGGGTGGCACTAACCTGCTGACGACCTTGGGGCTTTCAGGCGTTACCGTGAATACCGGCATGATTATTTGCGGGAATGGAGGGCAGCGCATAACGGCGGTGACGCCTTCAGGTGGCAACGTCTTTGCCTATACCTTTCAGTCGGTAACCGTCGTAAGCGCGGTCTAATGGCGTTGGGGTTGGGTTATGGCTTGCCGTTTGCGGTCAAGCGTCCTGTTCAGGGGTTCGCCGAGGATGTGACTTTGGCAACCAATAACGCATTGGCGGATGCGGCGCAGCGGGAAGAGGCAGGTAACTGCTTGACGGCGCGCGCCATGCAGATCATGCAAACCGTGCAGACGCAACCTTCATTGCTGATTGTGCCTCAATTATACAAGGCAGGGGTGCTGTACGACCAATTGCCGACAACGCGCACCAACTTCCTACCCAACAATTCGATGGCAGGGGCGACAGGTAGCGTGTTGCCGACTACATGGTCATCGGGTTCAATACCTGCTGGCTTCACTTTTTCGGTGGGCGCAAGTGGTCAGGCAACGGCTAATGATGGCACGCTCGTTAATTATGTAGATGTAAGCGTTAGCGGAACGGCAACAGCAAGCGGTACGTTCAACTTGTTTTTTTCTGCCGCAACAGGTGCAGTGACTGCGACTACTGGCCAAACATATACGCTATCAGCCTACGCAACCTGCATTAGTGGTGACATCACAACGCCTGCAATGGTCTTGCAGGTTCAGGAGGTGAGTGGTTCAACTTTTCAGGCGGGAACATCGACAAATATCGCCTTGGCCAGCGGTGCAGTATTGCAGCGACTTTCGGCTGTTAGAACGTTCAATCAAAGTGGCGTGACTGCATCGAGAGGGCGCATTGGCCACCCGATTGTCAGCGGCACGACATACAGCTACACTATACGGATTGCATCGCCGCAGCTTGAGCGGCTTGGCGTAGCTACGCCTGTGATTGCCACATCGACAGGCGCGGTAACCCGACTGAATGAATCGACGAATGTAGTTGGGCTTCCTCCTGACTTCACCGTCAGCCGCAACACGACGGCAATGCGTGTTGATAGCAGCGGCTTGATTGAATCGGTCGCATCGGGAGTGCCTCGAATTGACTGGCTGGGGCAGTCTTGCCCTGCCTTGTTGGTTGAGGCGAGTGCGAGCAACGGCATCTTGAACTCTACCGACACGACAACAAATTGGACGTGTTGGTCAGGATTTACAAGCGGTGTCATTGATGTACTTGGTGTAAGTGGCGTTAATCTTCAGGTAAACACTTCAGGAAGTAACATTGGCGCAGGTACTGGAAATGGTAATATTGCAAGAACAAACAATAATGTTGCGCTTGCGAGCGGTAGCACTTATACTCTTAGTTTTTTTATCAAGAAAACAGGAGCGCACACAATTGGAGGTTATTATGCGTCAATAACTGGTGCAGCGTCAGGCGACCTTGGCGGTGGATTTAATGTAAGCGGTTCGTTTAGTAGCGGCTCAATTTACAACACAGCAGGCACAACAAACCGCATTCGAAGGGTTGAGCAATGGGGAACGGATGTTTACCGATGCTCGGAAACCTTTACGATGACGGCAAGCGGCACACTTACTACATTTAGATTGGCACCTGTTTCGGGGGTAACTTTAGCCTCACTAGCGGCAGTCGGCACTGAACTCGGCTTCGCTGCTCCGCAGATTGAACTCAGTTCAGTTCCCACGACATTCATCCCAACGACAACAGCAGCAGTAAGCCGTGCCGCTGATGTCATCAGCGCATCGGGGGCGCTCGTGAGTGGGTTGATAGGCCAAACGGAGGGGACGGTGTATGTTGAAGTGGACTTGCGAAATTTAAATACAGGTGTTTTTAGGAGGATTTTAGCGATAAGCGATGGAACCACATCTAATGTTTTTCAAATATTTACAAGTGATTCGTCAAGTATTGTAAATTTGGCGTCGACTGCAAGCGGTTTTACGACTTTAAGTAGTCCAACCACTATTATTGGAGTTGCAAAAATAGCCTTTGCCTATGCTTTAAATGATGTTGCATTTTACATAAATGGCAATTTAATAGGCACAAGAACTCCAAGCACAATCCCTGCCTGTAATACAATTTCTTTGGGTTCAAGGGTGGATTCATCTAATTTCCTCAACGACCGCATCCGCGCCGCTGCTCTCTACAACACTCGCCTGACTAACGCTCAACTCGCAGCCCTAACAACACCGTAATGCCGACCTTCCGCAAATACGCCTTCCCCAATGAAGCAACATTCACCGCGCTACCACAACCGCAAGGCTTTGCAGTGCCGCTGGGCATCATCGAGGGTACATACTGCGTCGACATCCTTTGGGACGCAGAGCCTGAACCTGCCTACCTGCCCTTCGAGTGCTGGCCTTCTCCAATAGGCGTGCATACCTTCCTCGGCTGGGATGAGCAGTACACAACTGACTACAACGCAAAGAAATGATAGACTTCCTCAAAAGCATCGGCATCAACATAGGCCTGACAATCGCCGGCTTCTTCGGCGCACTACTGCTTGCACCTAAGATGAAGAACTGGAAAATGCAGCTGATCGCCGTGCTTAGCGGCACGCTATCTGCAACCTACATTGCGCCAGTCATCATCGGCATCCTAAACATACAAGCACCGAACATCGAGTACGGCCTCGCCTTCATCGTCGGCTTTTCAGGCGTAAAGATTACGGAAGTATTAGAACATCGTATATTGCGGCTTCTAAAGTCGACACCAAACCAATAGTATGAATATAACCCGACGCGCAGCGAATGTTCACACCTTCGACTGCGAAGGGAAGGAGGCGGAGTTTCTGCTGGTCAGCGACTTGCACTGGGACAACCCGAAGTGCGATCGTGACCTGCTCAAAAGCCACCTCGACGAAGCCGTGCGCAGAGGCGCAAAGATCATCATGAACGGCGACACGTTCTGCCTGATGCAGGGCAGAGGCGATCCACGCAGGGGCAAGGATGAGATACGGCCAGAACACAATCAGGGCAACTACCTGCAAGCGGTAGTGAACGACGCGGTGCAGTGGTTCAAACCTTACGCTAAGCACATCGCGCTGATCGGCTATGGCAACCACGAAACAAGCGTGATCCGCAATGTCGAGTTCGACGCATTGCAGATGTTCGTCACTCTACTCAACCACGAGTGCAAGACCGACGTTCAGCTTGGCGGCTACGGCGGCGCAATCCTGTTTGGGTTTACGCACAGTCCTAAAGTAAACCACCGGACACGCTTTGCGATGCACTACTACCACGGATCAGGAGGAGGCGGCCCAGTAACCAAGGGCGTCATCCAAGACCAGCGGATCATGGCGATGGTTGAAGGCTACGACTGCACTTGGCAAGGTCACGTGCATGAGTTGTATCATCACGTCAACGTCATCACCTACCTCAACCGAAGCGACTATATGATCAAACAACGGCCGCTGCATCAGATCAGAACTGCGACATACAAGGAGGAATACGATGGCGGCGTTGGAGGCTTCCACGTCGAGCGAGGCAGGCCACCGAAGCCATTGGGCGGATACTGGATGAAGCTGAAGTTGGTTCACCTTAACACCAAGAAGATAGACACTCGCGTCATTGATGCGACGTTTACAACGACCAGTACCCGATAGGGTGTAAGTGAGGGCAATACGCGGCCTTTCATACCTTATGGGGTGTAAATTATAGTACCTATGTCAGGGCAAAGCTGACTGCAATGCTTTAACCCATCGAAATCGATGGAATTAAGTAATTTTGCAACCTAAACAGGCCAAATGCGAAACATCAAATACCTCGTCGTCCACTGCACCGCGACACCGCACTCAACGACAATCGATTCGATCCAGAACTACTGGCGTACCAATCTAAAGTGGAAGTCACCAGGATACCACAAGGTCATCAAACCCAACGGAGATGTCATCACGCTCGCACCCGATGACACCGTGTGCAACGGCGTGGCCGGCTACAATTCGGTGAGCCTCCACATCAGCTACATCGGCGGCGTTGACAGCCGAGGCAACCCAGTTGACAATCGCACGCAAGGCCAAAAAGACGCACTCTCACAGGTGTTGCATGAGTGGCGCGCCAAGTACCCATCCGCCAAGATCCTCGGCCATCGTGACTTCCCAAAAGTATCCAAAGCCTGCCCATCCTTCAATGCGACACAGGAGTACGCTCATATTTAGCCTGCTGCTTTTTGGCTGCTGCCGGAAACCTGCGGAGGTGATCCGCACGAGCGCCGTCGTTCACACTGATCGGCAAGTCGTGACCGCTGGCAGCTTGACGGAGTTGACGCTTCCTGACCTGTGCGACAGTGCCGGGTTGATACGCCGCTTCACTTTGCGCGACAGTGCTAAAACAAGCGTTCTAAGCGTCGCAAATTCAGGCAGTGGCATTGTCATCCGTCTGCGCAGAGATACTGTCATAGAACGCTTAATAATGCGCGATACGACAATAGTAGAGCGCACCGTTGTAGTTCAGCCGAAGAAGCGCAAAAGCAGGTGGCCGATACTGCTTGTCGGGGCGATTTTGGGACTGCTCGCCAGCGTCGTTTTATTCGCTCGGTTGAGGTAAGTGCGGAAAATCAAGGCTTGGAAATCGGGGGCGTTGGACAAGTTTTGTCCAAAAGTGCGTCTACGCGCTGGAAACGCAGAAAAAAAAATTAAAAAACATTTGGAATGTATATATATATGTATGTATATTTGCATATACCAAAACGGGAAAACAACCTAAAACCAAACACACCATGACACCACAACAACTTTACCAACTTGCGATAATCAAATCAGCAAAAAAGACTAACCGACCTAACCCAAGCAAAACTATCAAGGCAATGGAACCGGCTAAAGAAGTTTACCTTGAGCGATGGGAAGGCAGCGAATCAGTAAAGTATTGGTATTGGCTCGTAGATGCCAAAACCGAAGAACCAATCGATGGGTCAAGTAAAAGATACGTTGCTTTAGATATGGCAAATCGATGGGGATTAAAAATAATACGTAAAAAATAACCCTAACCCACCGAGGGGTGCGGCTCGCCAACGCACAATCTTTTAACCAACGTAAACCAACCCAACCCAATGAACCACGACATCATCAGTTACACCCCGATTACCCTCGACAACGGCATCGTCGTTGAGGCCTACATCCACAAGCTGCCGAGCGGCATGTATGCGATGCACGCGGACTATCCATTCACTGCCAACAGCAACCCGACGCGAACACGTCAAATTGTAGACGCGCTATTTCGCAGCCAACACCGCGACTGGTTTCGCTTCATCCGCTTCCAACGATCATCAACACCTCTACCAATGCCAACCTTAAACCCAACCAAACCATGAACTTCATCCCTGCATACCTCTACGCGTGGCATCGCCACATCCGCTACATGCTGGAACGAACCGCAACGCCTTCATCCAGCGAAACCAAAAGGCCGCTGACGTTCAACTACGAACTCTACGGCCGCTACCTTCAAGCACGTCAAGACCTTCTAAACCAAAATTAACCATGCAACAAGTACCAACGCTGTGGGATCGCATGAGCGACGAAACCCGCGCCGCCATCGAAAGCTACGAACACCCACACAGCAGGGAGTTCTGCGTTGAGTTTCTGACACGCAAGCACTTCTATACACTTTGCACTTTTGACGAAGTACAAACGCTGCTGGTAGTGCTTGGCAAAGACCGCACACTGTCTAACTTCCAAAACCTATTCTACCCATGAGCAACCTACTCCTAATCATTCCCTTCGTGCTAAGCATGGTCTACATGATGGCTGACTTCCACGACCGATGGTGGTGGTACATATCATTCTGCGCGCTGCCTATTATTTATTTATGTATATTTGCGTACCTAAAACATACCAATGAACTCAACGAAGAAGATGACACCTACACTTTCTAATCAATCTAAAATGCAACTTACTTCCGTCTACTGCGAGGCTGACACCCTCACCCTATGCCGGGCGCGCTATGGCAGCATCCGCGCCGCGTTGAACTTCGCTGCAAACCAACCAACTAAACCAACTAAAAATGCACCAATTCAAAACGACCAACATCAAGGGTAAACCCTACGTCGAAGTAGTTGAGCGGCTCAAATACTTCCGCGCCAACTTCGCCGACCACTCCCTCACCACAGAAGTCGTGCAGCTGACACCCGACTTCTGCGTGCTGAACGCGATTATCACCGATCCCAATGGCCGCATCGTCGCCAGCGGCATGGCGCAGGAGGACAGAACCAGCAGCGCGATAAACAAAACCAGCTACGTCGAGAACTGCGAATCCTCCGCGTGGGGCAGAGCGCTTGGCAACTTCGGCATTGGCTTGGAAACAAGCATCGCAACAGCCGAGGAGATGGCAATGGCAATCGACAAAGAAGGCGAACTGGTGCAGTTGCGCCAGGAGTACACCACCCTCATTCAAAGCCTGCCACCCGCTGAAATGGCAAAGCTATTACCGCAACCAAATTGGGATGCGGCGAAGTTCAGCAAAGGAATTGAATATGTTAAATCTAAACTAAACCCAACCAACAAATGACACCACAACAAAAAGAGTCTTACAAAAACAAAGCTTTACAACTTCGCGAAAAGCTATTAGCCGCAGAATCGCTTGGCATACCTGTCGACGCAGAGCGTTTAGAAAAATTTCAAAAGCAAGTCAAAAATTTTAGAGGCAGGCAAGGATGCAATAACAATTTCAAAAGTATGTTACGCAAAGCAGGATTTATTGCCTACAACAAAGACACAAAAACATACTATTGGAATCAGGCTATGGATGGTGAATTTGATTTGATAATTGAATGCGCAAAAGAATCTCGAGAGATTTTATTCAAATCCAATCAAAAGAAAAAACAACAAGACACCGCACACGAACCAATGCTATACGAAAGCGTAATGCGTGAACAAGAGCAGTCAATTATAACGCTGAAATTGTCATCAGCACAAATTGACGAATTGAAAAAATACCATCAACTACTAACTACCATCTTAAACCCAACCAACAAATGAACACATCAATTAAATCAACCAACGATTATTCTTTATTCCAGCCACTAAAAGGCAACAGGGATGTAAATCGCGGCCATGTAGCGAGAATCAAGGAAAGCATGGGAAAACAACTGCTACCAACATTCATCGAAGTCAATGAACGCTATGAAGTCATCGACGGCCAGCATCGACTGGAAGCTTTGAAGGAATTGGGACTGCCAGTTTATTATATCGTAAATGAAGGCAGCGGCCTGCGTGAGGCGCAAAGGCATAATGAGATCAAGAAAAAATGGGGGTACGCAGATATACTGGCATCACACTGCGCCGCTGAAAATGACAACTATTTATTTATACGGTATATCATGAATAAATACAACCTGACATTAGTGAATACTTTAATCGCATGCCAGCGAGGTAATGATGGACAAAGAATTCAGTATAAATTCCTCCAAGGTGAATTAGAAATCACGAATAAGAAAGAGATTGAAGATTTAATACTTAAGGCTTTAAAAATAAATGCATTTGTGAACATCATGCGCAAAACTGCGTGGAGTGCAATATTGCAGTGCGTTGATAACGAGGATTTTGACGTGTATGTATTTATACGAAAGTTATCCTATTTGAAGGATCAATTTTCGCCACAGGTGACAAAAAAGCAGCAAATCGCGCAAATTGAGGAAATCTACAACTACAAAAGCCGCAACAAAGTAAATCTCCGTATAACCAAATAACCAACCAAACCATGAACAACGAAACAATCACCTTCACCCCACTGCCAAAAAAGGCAATGACAGACCAACAATTCAAGCTTGAACTAAGCAAGTTCAGCATCAAGCAACGCGAGGAGCGCAGCCGCTTCGCCTTCGAGCAGTACCAGATGAAACTGCGTTTTAAGGCATCGCAGCTGAAGGACAGAGAGGCATTCATCAACGCACTGAAAGGAGGTGACCAATGCTGACGCTGCCCACCAACATCGACAGGGCAGAGATAGAGGCCTTCGTCAACCACGTCACCGCCGAAGTCATGGACGGCAACGTCGATCCGCTTTCCGTACACATCCGCTGCAAGGCGGTTGTGAAGGCGCTGGAGGCTATCATCGAGCGCACCGAAGAGCTGGCAAAAGACACCGCCGCGACCTACGGCAAGGGCGAGTTTAAGTTCCACGGTGCAAGCGTTCAGCTACGCGAGCCGCGCGACGTGCCGGACTTTAACCAAGATCCAGTCTGCGTTGAACTGGCAGACCGCCTCAAGGCACGACACGAGTTAGTCAAGACCGCTTTTAAGATGGCAGACACCGCCGCCATCGTTGACCCAAACACTGGCGAAGTCGTACCAGTGGTACCAGTGAAACCTGCCAAGACCACTATAACCGTAACATTCCGATGAAAACAATAGCACAACAAATCAACTGGGACTTTGATGCGAATGGTAAGTTGGTAATCAAAGACAAAAAAGGTAACCGAATCTACTTCGAGCGTGCAGATGGATTTTGGGCAAAGTATGAATACGATTCTCAAGGCAAACAAATTTACTTTGAAAATTCAACTGTATTTTGGACAAAGTGGGAATACGATTCCCAAGGTAATCAAAATTACTTTGAGAATTCGATTGGATATTGGGCAAAGTGGGAATATGATTCTCAAGGTAATGTAATTTACTTTGAAAATTCAGATGGTCAAATCGTAGACAACCAATCCAAGCCAAGCGAAGACAGTGTATTAGAAATTGATGACGTAAAACATAAACTAACCAAACCATGACACCATATGAACGCGACGAAGCTATGATGTCGCTGATCCACCACAACATGCAGCTGGGCAAGGTCGTGACGCTCGTTGGCCAGCTATTCCAAAATGTATCGCCTGAAGTTTCGGCGCGCCTCTACCCGGTCTGGGCGGAGGCGTACCGGTCGGCACTGCAAGACATGCAGAACGCGTACAACCTCGGAGTGACTGAAGAACGCAAAAAGCACGAACACCTAAACCAAACGAACCAATGAGCAGAGAGCGCCAATTTTCACACTACTACACAGTGCCGCACAACGGCGGCACAATGGACATCGAGGTCTACATCCAGTACGAATCAACCAACTGGGATCAAGACAGCACAGGCGACATCGACATTCTCGACGCGTGGGTGTCAAGTTTCAAGTACATAAAACTTGACATTGCCACACCCGAAGTCAAAGTCGGGGAAGTGCCACCAGTGCTATTTGAATGGAAGAAAGCCGTCATGAGCGACAGCGAAACAGAAAGTGCGCAGGCGTGGCTGGATCAGACACCGCTCGACTTTTTCCACGACGCCGCCTTCGCCAATGAGTGCCAAGAATGGCAAGAACCACCCCTATCTTTACAACCTTAACCCCAAACAATTTATAAACCCAAACCAACTATGAGTACATACCAAAAGAAAGACGGCGACATCAGCGTCTTCACCAACCAATCAGACAACGCCAACGCTCCCTCGTGGAAGGGCAACCTACTGCTCAACGGCGTCGAATACCAAGTCGCGCTGTGGCGCAAGCAAGGCGCTAAGGGCGAGTTCTTGGCCGGCAACGTGCAGGTCAAGCAGCAGCCATCGCCGAACAGCGCGGACTACTACGCTGGCAAGCCGAAGGCAGAATCGCACAATAACCTAAACATCCAAGACAATGGCAGCGACCTCCCATTCTGACCTCGGCTTAAAGCTAAGCCTGCAAATCGACGGCAAGCGCATCAGCATCGAAAGTGACGACAGCGAACTTACTGCTACTGAACTGGTGGAGTTGTTTTACGACCTTGCGATGGCTGCAACCTACATCGACAACAACATCATTGACGCGATGCGAAAGGTCGCAGATGAACACGACCTGCGAGGTCGCAATATGACTTAATGTTGTATATTTGTACCAGAGTCAGAGAGCGGAGTCGAAGCCAATCAATGACGTAAGCAAAGCCGCTACCTTGGCCTGCCCCGACTGCCTTCGACCAGTCGGGGCATTTTTTTCTACCCATAAATTCTAATAATGACAAACTGCAGTTTTTTCAAAACTCACAAGGACGTAGTCCCGAGAACCACAATCCATCTTGATAATTTTTTAGACAACGTCAAAAACGGTACGTATGAAGACCAAGTGACGAATGTAAGAATAGGCAAGGTGAAGAAGGAGACATTGGAATGCATAACCCTAAGCGGTGAATTTAGCAGACGGAACGCTGACAACATAACCAAACACAGCGGATTCATCTGCATGGATATTGACCAGCAGAACAACCCGGATCTGCAAACAAAACGCCAGGCGCTTATTGATGATAAGTACACCTATAGCGTTTTTACGTCTACCGGTGGATATGGATTGGCAGTGCTATTTCGCATTGATTCTGAGAAACACCTGGATGCGTTTCTTGGATTGAGTAAGTACATAGCCGACAACTACCACCTGATTGTAGACGAATCTTGCAAGGATGTGACACGACTGCGCTACGTCAGTTACGATCCCGATTTATACAAGGCAGACAAAATGCCGCCGGTATTTAAGCAGTATTTAGAAAAGCCTAAGTTCCTACCCAAAACCATTTACGTCCACAGCGACAAAGACATCAGCTATATCACTGACCAGATTCAGCAGAAGCGTGTTAACCTGTGCGAATCATATGAGGACTGGGTGAAGATCGGGATGGCTATCGTCAGTAAATACGGAGACAGCCAGGAAGGGCGAGATCTATTCCACCTGGTCAGCAGTCAGTCGCTAAAGTATGACTACAAAATATGCGATTCCAAGTACACTGTTATACTAAAGGGAACTCGGGGCAAGGTCACCTTTGCGACGTTCATGTTCCTGTGTAAGAATGCGAACATCGAGATACAAACGGCCGAGACTATGCGGGTGCAGATGATTGCGCAAACGAACCGGCTCAAGATTGGGAAGCAGGGAGGATGGGCGGATGAAGATAAAGCTAAGAGCGCGACGTTAAAACAACTGGAGCAAGAGGGCATCAACGATGCGAATCAGCGCGTAAACGATACGTTTATGATGCCGGCAAAGGAAATAGATAAGCCTTCAGCGGATGAGATGTTAGATGCGCTCAAGGCGCAAATTAGCACTTACAACATCCGGATGAACAAAGTGACAAGGCAGTATGAGCTGGATGGCAAGCCTGTCGATGATCGGGTGCTAAACACGATTTACCTGGAGGCCATAGATCAGCAGGGGAGCAAGGTTAAGAAGCAGCTCGTCTTTGATATTATCGATTCAGAATGGACACCCCAATACGATCCGTTCAAGGAGTGGTTTAATAGGCAGAAGCGATCAAGACCTACCGGCAACATCGAAAGGATGTGCGATACAATTAGCAGTGATGTCCATGATTCCACATACATCAGGCGATTCCTACCGAAATGGCTGACCTCTATTGTCGCATCGATGCATGGGCAGTATTCGATTATCTGCCTCGTGCTAACAGGTCCACAAGGCATTGGCAAGACCAATTTCTTCCGCAACCTATTACCCGAAGAGCTGCGCGGATATTATGGAGAATCAAAACTTGATGGCGGCAAGGATGACGAAATTTTAATGTGCAAAAAGGTTATTCTCTGCGATGACGAATTTGGAGGCAAGAGCAAAATGGAGGCTAAGAAACTCAAGGAATTATCCAGCCGCCAGACCTTTAGCGTTCGTAAGCCCTACGGCAAAACGCACGAAGATCTAACCAGGTATGCGGTGCTTTGCGGCACGTCAAATGAAGAGGAGGTCATTAACGATCCAACCGGCAACCGGCGCATCATACCTATCAACGTCGCCAGCATAAATTGGGACGCCTATGAAGCTATAGACAAGGCTGCGCTGTTCGTTGAGCTGTATCACTATTATCACGATAACCCTACGGATTGGATGCTCACAGGAACGGACTGCGAATACCTCAAGGAAAAGACAGAGCAGAACCTTCAGGTCAGTATAGAAGGCGAGATGATAGAAAAGTATTACGAGCCACCTGGCACAGTCATGGGTGCCGAATGGTTTACGACATCCGATGTGTATCAGTACATCCTGAACATCAGCGGATTGAAGACTTCGAACATAACCATCTACAAGATTGGGCAATACCTTAAGAGGATGGGCTTCGAGAGGAAGAGTATTAAACAACGTGGCAGCAACATCACAAAACGCTGTTATCTGATGTCTAAGAGGACATTAGCAGAAGTTAGCCTGTCTGAACCGAATTTCTAAAAACACAAAAGTGGTAAGAGTGGTAAGAGTGAAACGCGTTTTTTTCAATTTAACCTATATGATGTGTGCATGCATGCGTCATGTGTGTGTAATAATAAATATAGTTTATTTCTTAAAAGTAGTTACCACTCTTACCACCGAGCCAAAAAACATCGTATGCAAACTGCAAACCCAATATTTTGGTGGTAACAGTTGCTTTTTAACTCTTACCACTCTCTTACCACTCTTACCACCGAACATCAACCTATGAAACTACGACCATACCAAAACATAGCGGTTAAGGCTATAAAGATGCATTGGAATGAAAAGCACAAGCGGCTGATACTGTGCAGCCCTACTGGCAGCGGGAAGACCGTTATGTTTAGCCATATGGCTCGGCAGTCAATAGACAAGGGCAACAAGGTCATGATCCTGACGGATCGTCAAGAGCTGATGAACCAAACGCACTACGCTCTGCAGCAGTTTGAACTCAACCCGGTCAAGATTACGGCTGGAGATAAGAAGTACCAGGATGCGAACTGCTACGTGGCCATGATTGAAACGATGAAGCGGAGAGTTCACACTCCACTGTGGAGTGATCTGCTGAAACAGATGAAGCTCGTAATATTTGACGAGGCGCACAAAACGGCATTTGATAAAATCTTCCCACACCTTCACGCAGATCAGTACGTAATTGGTGCTACCGCAACACCAATTAGGGTTGGCCAGCAGACGTCGCTATCCAAGCACTACACCCAGCTTGTCGAATCAGTCAGCATAAAAGGATTGATTAAGGATGGCTACCTGGCAGATCCGGAATACTACAAAGTCCCAGTCGATTTGTCTGGCGTCGGCATGTACCAAGGCGAATACGATGCTGCCCAGATGGGCAAGGCATACAGCGACCGGAAAGTATACGGCGGGGTAATTAAGAACTACATGCAGGTTTGCCCAGGTAAGAAGGCGATCGTCTTTAGCAGTAATATTGAAAGCTCTATTGAGCTATGCGATAAGATGAAGGAAGCCGGACTTCCAGCAAAGCACGTAGATAGCGAAATGCACAACGAGGATCGACGATCTATATTGAACTGGTACAAGAACACACCCGACGCAATTCTGTGCAACGTGGGCATTCTTACGACAGGCTTTGATGATCCGGAGACAGAAGTCGTAATCCTGTATCGAGCGACTACAAGTTTGGCTTTGTACCTGCAGATGGTTGGTCGTGGTAGCCGGGTGACAGCTACGAAGAGTAAGTTCATCATCCTCGACTTCGGCAACAACATAGACACGCACGGTCCGTGGGACGAAGATCGCATATGGAGCTTAGATAAAAGGCCGGCAAAGGGAGGTGTTGCGCCTCATAAAAAATGCCCGAATTGCGAGTATCTTTGCCATAACAGCTTCAAGGAATGCCCAGGTTGCGGATTCAAATTCCAAGCTCCAGCGCAGGAGATCATGCCAGATGTAATTCTTCAGAAAGTGCGTTTTGATATTATAAATAAAAAGAAGGACATACCTCTGGAGGTCTTGGCAAGTTTGCACAAGCAAAACCCGGATGGAATGAAGAAGGGGTTTGTTCTGCATCAAATGTGCGATTGCTATTGCGAGGGGGAGTATTGGCTTCGTCTCATCAGCAAAACAGGAAATTCGAAATATGAGGCAAGGAAAAAGGCGGAGTTAATAAATGAGGATACTGGAGAACCATACTATAAATGCTTTCAAAAACGATGCAAGAACTGTCAGAATTCAAGATCCAATCACAGTGCTTCCTTTACCACTGGAACAACTACCCCGAAGAGCGGGGGCGGTTATTCGCGGTAAACAATAATAGCGATAACAAGGTCCGAGCCGTCATGAATCGAGATATGGGCGTCGTGGCCGGCGTTGCAGATATGATGTATCTAAGCGACAATGGCTTAATCGCTATTGAGTTTAAGACGGTCATCGGGAGGCAGCAGCCCAAACAAAAGCAATGGCAGGAGACAATCGAAGCGGCAGGCTACAAGTACCACATCGTCCGATCACTGGATGACTTTCTCAAAGCAATCAACAAACCAACCACCAACCAATGAACAGACAAAAGGAATTCTACTACTACGCCGAGCAGGTAACAAAGCGCACCGGCGTTGGCCTGCGTCAGATGCAGAGCCAAGACCGTCACCGCGAAGTCGCCGAAGCGCGATACTGCCTCATGCATTTGATGCGCAGTAAGATGCAGATGACGTTGATGGAGATAGCCAAGCTGATGCGTCGCCATTATTCAACTGTCCACCACGGCTTGGAGGTCATCTACATTCTGCAGGTGACCATGAACAAGTACACTTGGCTCAAAGAAATTAAGCGCTACGAACCGCACAACGTCAGACCAAAAGATACTATGTATATTTGCAACCAATGTGGAGGCACGCACGATCATACTAACGCTGTACACCAGCGGCAAGCTGCGGCAGATAGCGAGGCAGCTTGCTACGCATGACCTTGCGCCTGACCTCGAACATGAACTCGTCATCCGATTATATGAAAAGCCAGCCGATAAGATCGAAGCCATGCACGATGGAGGCTACCTCAACTTCTACATCGTGCGAATGGCTATCAACCTTTACCGAAGTCGCAACTCTAAATTTCAACGCGACTTCCGACACAATGAACTGCGCGAGGAAATCGCCGATCAGCAGCTGGAGGCAGCTGATGAGCCGTATGATGCAAGGCCTGATGCGATATTTAACCGGGCGCTCGAAGTCATGGATGGCTGGGCAAAAGCCGGTGCATACCCCTACGACAAGCAGCTATTCCTCCTATGGCTCGAACTTGGCAATAAGAAACTCATCGAGCGACATACCAAGATACCTTGGCGATCAATTTCGTACACAATCAACAACTGCAAGCAACGACTAAAACATGAACTTGGATCTGATTACTATATTGCTTTTGGCCACTATGACTTCCTTGGCGATGAACCGCTATAACGTCCTGCCAGCGTGGTACTACCGCTACGCGAGGTGCAAGCCGCTGACCTGCCTGACCTGTCTTGCGTTTTGGTGGGGCGTAGTTCTGACCATCACAGCCTCCAGCCTTCATTGGCTGCTTGCCATACCGGTTGGATTAAGCGCTGCCGGTCTGACGGTGCTGACCATTAAACTCTCGGAGAAATGACACTTGACGAAGCAATGCAGGTGCTATCGGTCAAGCACAAGCTCGACGGCTACTATGCATCTCAAACGATGTCGCTCTCACCGGGCGAGGTGTCGATGCTGGAGAACGTCGCCAACGCCAACGGCTACGGACGGACGAACTGGTGGTGTGGATCATGCGCAGTCAGCCGCTTGCAGGAGATGATGGCAGCCGCAATGGACGCTCGCGCACGATTATCGGTTGAATGATATTTATAGACATGACACACCAACCCGACATTACAATTGAACAGGACGCGCGAGCACTCGACTGGCAGGATCGGGGACATTTATTGACCAACCTGTCAAACGTATTGGATTCACTGGAGGAAAGCACAGCACCCAACGCGCTGCATGCCAAGGTTGCGGTGATTGAGAAGATCATTGACATCGTTACAAACATGGAGGCATGAAGAAGGTAGCCATTGGCGAGTTGAATCCGAACCCGAACAACCCGCGCATTATCAAGGACGACAAGTTCAAGAAGCTGGTGCAAAGCATTAAAGACCTTCCCGAGATGGCCGAGGTGCGGCCAATCGTAGTCAACACGGATATGGTCGTGCTGGGTGGCAATATGCGGTTGAAGGCAATGCGCGAAGCAGGATGGAAGGAAGTGCCGATTGAAGTGGTGGATTGGGATGAGGATAAGCAACGGCAGTTCATCATCAAAGACAACGTCAGCGGCGGCGAATGGGATTGGGATATGCTGGCGAATGAGTGGGATGCCGATGAACTAAACGAGTGGGGTCTTGACCTTCCCGAGTTTGAGCAGGTGCAGGAACTGGAAGCGGAGGAGGATGACTTTGA